TTCATTTTGCAGTTGTAGAAGATAATTTTTGTTCGGCAGACGTAAGTGCCGAAGAAGTGGAAGCCTATCTCAAAAAAGTAAAGAGGACATACCGGGGAGAAATTACATCCAGAAGCACGACTAGACACTCAGAAGGAAAAACCTATAACAAATACGGCTATGTCTGGGTAAAAGAGGAAGAACTTGTCATAGACCCGGAAGCGGCAGCGATTGTAAAGGAGATTTTTGCGTTAAGCATAGCAGGAAAAAGTGCACAGAAGATAGCAAAGATTTTGAATGAGCGGGGACTGGAAAACCCGATGCAGTACCGCTACCGTATGCTAGGAAAAGATACCTCTAAAATAGAACCCGGATGGAAAACAGGCACTGTTCAAAATTTGATGGATAAGAAAATATTCACAGGGGAATGGGTGCGATGTGTGCGGGGAAAAACCTATACGGTGCCGTGCCCGGTCATCATTGAACAGGATTTATTTGCGAAATCCAGGAAAGAAAAAGAGAAGAGAAGAACAATTCCGAAAGGATTGGATCATACCGGGAGATATATAAATCCATTTGTAAAATTGATAGTGGATAAAGAAACAAATCATACGTTGAATGTGTATGAGCAAATATCCTCAAAGGAGAAAATATTTCGGTTTCGGTATCCGGCACCTAGAGTGACAGGATATGAAAAACTTTATATATCATGTGACGAAGTTACAGGGGAAGTAATGCAGCTGTTGGCGTTAGAAAAGAAAAAAGCGCAGATTGTAAAAACATTGATAGAAAATGGAAGTGCAGAGGTTGAAAAAGAAAAACGGAAGAGGGAAAACAGGGAAAAGGCAGTTTTGATTCTTGAACAGATGGCAAGTATAGAACAAAAATTGATGGAAAATTCCAGAGTTTATGAAGCAAATGGCATGAGCCACCAGAACTATGAAGAAATGCGGAATTGTTTGCTTGCAAAACAGAAGGCATATGATGCAGAACTGCAGCAGAACATAGATGCCATCAAAGAGCTGGAGAAAGTATTCAGTCTTAAAAATCCGTGGCTGCAATTATTCCAGTCATATTCAGAGGAGGAACCCATTATAGCTGTTTTGGCCAAAAAGTATTTGGATTCCGTATTGGTTTATCGTTTCCAAAGCGTAGAGATTGTTGCCCGGCAGCAAGAGTGGCGGGAAAAACTTCCGCAGGAATGGTTCGCAGATTTAGAGGAGAGATAATATATGGCGAGAAAAAGTAGAAAGGTTTTCACGTTAGCACAGACGGTGCCGGAACCTATTATCATAAATGTAGAGAAAAAGATAGCAACAGCAGCCTATACCCGGTTGTCTGTAGATAAAGATTATAAAAGGGACAGCATCCAGACACAAATCGCTTTGATTCATGATTATATTAAGGAACATCCGGAACTGGAGCTGATAGATACCTATGTTGACAATGGTTATACTGGCACGAATTTTGACAGACCGGATTTTACCCGTCTTATGGACGATGTGCGGACAGGAAAAATACAGTGCATTGTGGTGAAAGACCTGTCCCGGTTCGGCAGGGACTTTCTGGAGACAGGATATTACATAGAAACACTTCTGCCAAGGCTCAATGTCCGATTGATTGCAATCAACGATGAATTTGACAGTTCACGGGAGGAAGATGTAGGCAGTATTGCGATGCCAATTAAAAATATGGTCAATGAAATGTATGCAAAGGACTTTTCCAGAAAAGTTACGGCATACAATGACTTGCATCGGGAGCGAGGGGATGTGAAACTGCTCCGTTCGGTTTTTGGCTATCGGCGTGATGTGGAGAATAATATCTATGTGGTAAATCCGGATACAGCACCGACTGTACAGATGATTTTCCGCTGGTATCTTCTCGGTTGTAAATCTGGAGAGATTGCGGAGCGATTGAACCTCATGCAGATCATGACACCGCTCCGCTATAAAATGACAGTGGAAAAAGGAGAAACGGTAGATGATTCCGATGCCTGGAATAATGGACGGGTCAGGGATATTTTGCGGAATACGATTTATATTGGTGATTTAACCTGGGGAAAACGGAGAAAAACACTTTTCCGGAATATACCGGAGCATAAGACCCCAAAGGAAGAATGGGTGATATTCCATGATATGCATGAGCCAATCATCTCTAAAGAGGACTTTTATAAAGTTCAGAGTATGATGGATGCGATGGCAGATAAGCTGAAACGGAAATCAAAGGGCTATTATGAGTATGAACCAGAGAACTGCTTTCAAGGGCTGATATATTGTGCGGAATGCGGACGGAAGGTGCAGTTCACGAAATATTGTTATCAGAACCGGGATGGGGCGTATTATTCTTGTGGATGCCATCAGACTGGCGAAGAATCGTTAAAGGTTCATGCAGACTTTCTGAAAATGGTGGTAATAGATCAGATTCAGCTGCTGATTCGGCAAATGTGTGACCGAAAAGAGATGTTTCAAAAGAGTAAGGCAGAAATGGAACGAACTGGGCGAGTATCTTTGCCCAGGAGGAAAATACAGCGTCTGCAATTTAAGCTGGAACAGACAGAAGAGAAACTTGCCAAGCTGTATGAAAATCTGGTGGAAGGTATTTTGACCAGAGAAGATTATCAGGATTTCAAACAACATTATATGAGAGAGAGGGATGAAATCCGGGAAGAAATCCGTATGGCAGAGCGAGAGAAACAGGCAGCAGATATGCGGACAGAGAAGTTCTTAGAAATGGAGGCCAATCTTGAAAAACACCTGGGAGAAACGGCACTCAATGAACAGTTGGTAAGCGAACTGATTGAACGTATAGAGATTAGTAGGGAACATGGAATTGAAATCCGGTTCACTTGCGAGGATATACTGGAGACGGTAATCGAACAAACGGGGGAGAGGGAATGACGATTGCATATTATCTCCGCCTCTCTATGGCGGATGGAGATCTGGGAAAAGACCACAAAGATGAGAGCAACAGTATTGAAAACCAGAGATTGTTGCTTGAAAAGTTTGTGGCGTCAAGAGATGACCTGTCCGGAGATGTAAAGGAGTATATTGATGACGGGTATACCGGGACAAATTTCAATCGTCCTGCATTTACCCAGATGATTGAGGATGCGAAAACCGGAAAAATCCAGATGATACTGGTAAAAGACCTTTCACGGCTGGGACGTGACTACATCGGTGTAGGAGATTACATGGAACAGATTTTTCCGGTTTTGGGTATCCGTTTCATAGCTGTCAATTCGTTTTATGACAGTGCAGATTATGAGGGAAAGACCATGGGACTTGAAATGAGCATCTCCAATTTGGTCAATTCCCTTTACAGCAAGGACTTATCAAAGAAATATAAGAGTGCCGTTCAGACAAAATGGAAACAGGGAAAATCTACAGCTGGACGAGTGCCTTTTGGATATAAGAAATGTAAAGAGGATAAGAATCGGTGGTATATTGACCCGGAAGCGGCCAAGATCGTCCGTATGATTTTTGAAAAAGCAATGTCCGGCTGGGGAACCGGACAGATTGCAAATCTTTTGAATGAACAGCAGATTCCAACTCCGGGAGCGTACAGGGAACAGCACACAGATAACTATCAGGCATGGAACCGTATCGTGTCAGATGATGAATGGATTTGGGATACGGCAACCGTCTGGAGAATATTAAAAAATTATTCCTATACCGGTGCTCTGGTACATGGCAAGACGGCTGCAATACGGGTGGGAAGCAAAACAAGGAGGAGTGTCCCAAAGAACGAGCGTTATATCGTAGATGGTGCACATCCTGCAATTATATCTGTTGATGAATATGAGGAGGCTCAAGGGGCGATTCGTTCAAACTCAACCTATTCCATGCCCAATAAAACCAATTTTTCCTTGAACGGTAAAATCCGGTGCGGAAACTGTGGACTGAGGATGGCGTACTTTGAACGGAATGGGGGTAAAGTCACTTGCAGGCACAAAAGTATTGCTGGAAAATATTCAAAATGTGACAGTACTGCTTATCCACCGGGTCAGATAGAAAGCATTGTATTTTACGCCTTGCGGACAAAACTGGCATTGTTTGAGAATCTGAAAGAAATTATGAAGGAAGAACAGGAACGGGTGCTACAGAGGAGGCCGGAGCAGAGTAGATTGAAACAGACGATAGAAACATTGAAAACGAAACGGATTCATCAGTATGAAGCGTATGCGGAAGGCTTGATAACAAAAGAGTGTTATCTGGTAAGTAAAGAAGAATTATCAGTGGAAATAGACCGCCTGCAGGAACAGCTCGATACAGCAAATATGGCTCTGAAAGAACAGAATGACCTTGCCGAACAGGTGACTGACTTAGCAAAGCGGGCAGAAGATATTAAGTATCTGAAGGCATTGACAAAAGAGATTGTTGATGAATTTATTGAATCGGTAGTGATATATGATCCGAAACACATGGAGATTACTTTTACTTTTGAGAATGTGCTGCAGAAAGCACATGAGAAAGTAGAGCAAATTCAAAAACAACAGCAGGACGAAAGAGAGGAAGCCTGTTAAAAGGAAAGAAGAGGACAGAAGAAATGAAGTTAATGAGAAAAAGCATACTCCCGATGATGGTGATACTTATAATTGCGGCAATGGGAAAGTGTATTTATATGGTGGACGGTCAGATTGATTGGTTCCGGCTTTGTATGGTGTTCGGGGTGCCGTTTGGAATCCCCTATATGACGATTGTTATTCCGATTGGAAGAGGGGTCAGTCTTTGCGAAGAGGTGTCGGTAATGGCGATGAGTGCTATTATCGGAGCATTGTTTGGAGCAGTGATTGCTGCGGTGGTTTTCTTTAAGGCGGTTCTGTATCTGATGTGGTTCCTTGTGACCGGATGTAAACGACTGATTTTTAGATGAATGGATACAAATATCTCAGCGTGGTTTGCAAGGAAATAAACTTGTGTATCTGGACTTCCTATGGTAAGATATTGATGGAAAAGAGGTGTGCTTCCTATGGCAAAGACTTTATACAAGATCGAATTAACCGATGCAGAGCGGGAAATGCTGCAGAAACTCATTAAAGAGGGCAAAGAGCCGGAGCGAACAATCCTCCGGGCAAAAATTGTTCTTCTGTCAGATGTCAAGCAGATTCCCAAATATACACTGGTTGGGCTTGCCAAAGAGTTGGGAACAACATCTACAACAGTTCAGACAACCCGCACGGAGTATGGAAAAGGAGGACTGGAAGCAGCAGTATTCCGGAAGAAACGTATCGTTGAAAATGGTGGCTACAAGTTCACAAACGAAGTGCTGGAACAGATCATGCAGCTTGCAGATAGTGAACCACCAGAAGGACACAAACGATGGACAACAAGACTGCTCAGTAAGG